TATAGTGATACTGAAATACAAGCCGCTGTTGAGTTCGGAATGAATGTTGATTACATCCCTGACTCACAAATTGTTTTACCATTTGGTTATGACAATACTAATCTATCCAAAACACTTAACTACAATACTTGGTATGTGACATTTGATACAAGAGAAAGACCTGCGTTCCAATCCGTTGGAAGTAACAAAACTATTGTAATGCCATCGTTTGGTTCGAATTACAATCAAGTTGTGGGAGAATGTTTTGTGGAATCACCAACAGGTCTGTTAATTACACAACCAGTTGAAAACAACACTGCGATATTTAACGGAGCGGTTAGAACATTTTGGACGGCACCAAACTATGGTTACTTTGAGTTAAACAGTATTACAAAACCAAACTACAACGAATATTTTAAATCTGTAAGTACGGGTAATGCTCAAGACGCTTTTAAACTTGGTCAAACATATTCTAATATTGAGGAAATATTTGGTGTGTTCAAAACAGAGATATTAGATACGTTTGAATTGGAGTTTTTAAACTTCAGTAAATCATTACGTGATTTGACAGCTGACGAACTTCAAAGTTCAGAGTTTTCAAATAAAAATTTCCAAACAATTCTAACAAAATTATTAACTATTGAAAATGTTGATAATGGTATCAATCAAACAGATTATGTTACACAGGTATCAAACTCACAAAAATCGGTAATATCATCAACTTTAAATAATTTTATAAATTATGATAGTTGTTTTAGATATGGAAATCCTGGTAATTTTGATAGAAAAGTATTTGGAACATTTTCTAGTGTACCCACTATAAATGGTATTGGTGGAGTTGCTGACCCATACGAATATAACGCATATATTAGTGGAAGTTTACCAACTACCTTTGGAACAACAACTTTGGCTCAATCACAAGCACTTTATCCTGAAGCTTGGCGAGCAATGTATTTAAATGTTGGTTTTGGAAGTGAACCTGAAATGGTGTATTCAAACAATGGAAGTTATTTTACAGATTTTTTCACTACAATGGATGTAGAATTTACTGAAACAAATGTTCAGACATTTGCACCACTTATTAAAATATTTGCGGCAAGAAAATATACCTCATTACAAAGCGGATTACAACCAACGTACACTCAAAGTAATTTCCAAACAGATATAAATAATTTTTATACACAAAGAAATGGTTATTTAAATGATGTGATAAATCAGTTGTTCCCGACACTACAGAGACAATTACCAAATGTTACAGAAACTGTAGAGAAACCTATATTGTCCGCTGTTGATGGACAACAACCAAAAGTAGAACTTTATGAAACGTTTAAAGCCTTTAATGATAAATGGATTGCGGGTCTTGAAATAACTGATAGAACTTTATATCAAGATGTTCTTTTCTTAGATAGGGCGAACCAAGATATTGGAGATAAAGTTTTGGTTGATGTTTTTAAATTAATGGACTTCTTTTCAGGAACAACATCTGTCGATACCCGAGTTATTGATTTTATTTCACAAATTGTGTATGACAATCAATTTGTAATGATGCCTTTACCGGCATATGTTAACTTTTGGGGTGTTGGAGAAGTTAAGCAAGGAATAACACCAAATGCGGAGTCTAGTGAGTCATTAGCTAATTCAATGTTTGGTACTTTCTTAGATGTTGATACTAGATATTCTGAATCAAAATTTGTGTGTTATTACGCTGGTAAACCTAGTGAACACTTGGATATGAGAGAGGCGAAAGATTATAGATGGAGAACAGATGCTTTTGATATCTCAAGCCCGGCATCAAACCCAATTGTTGTTAATTTAATAAATAAGAAAGATTGGGCTACGTCTAATAAAGTGGTTGGTTTTAATGTTGATTTTGGAACCCGAAACCAAACTATATTCTCAAGTATACAATTAGACCAAAATCCTGCGGCGGCAACTACAGAAGCAAACCAAGTATTGGCTAATATGGCAAACGCTGCCGCGGGTAGAAGAACAAATACTCAAAGTGTTAGTTTATACAATTTGTATAAAAATAGGAGTTATGAGTGTAGGATTGAGGCGATGGGTAACATGATGATTCAACCAACTCAATATTTTAACTTAAGATATGTACCTATGTTTAGAGGTCCTTATATGGTTCAATCGGTAGAACACATCATAGAACCAGGAACGTTTAAAACATTTTTTACTGGTATAAGAATGCCAATATATTCTCTACCACTAATAACAAAACAGATTATGTCAATAAATCAAAATTTATTGAATGAATTAGTTCAAAGTGTTTTTAGATTAAAAGAAACTGCTGAAACAACGGCTCAACCGTCAGTAAATATTATAACAATTGGAAACAATATCCAAGTAAACACCAACTATACATCGACAGAATCTGTTATTTGTTATAAAGATATAATAGCTGCGAATCCGGCATATCAAAACTTTACACCAATTGAAAATGTCCGACATAACATTTCAATTTCTGATTTTATTAAATTATTAAAAACTAAAGTTAGTAATCCAATAGCTCGTTTAATGGTATTTTATACCGCATACGTAAATGGTAATGATGGTAAAGTATTATATACCTTTAATCATGATTTAGGAAATACACCATTAGGTGGAGTACCAAAACCTAAAATAAGTTATGGTGGTAGAAAAGTTTATTTTACAACCAACTATGGTTGTAAAACCAATCAATCAGGCGTATCGACACCATATGCGGTGTTTGATTCATTTGACAAATCGATTGATTTTATATATAACTATTATTATAATCCAACAGCTCCAAGAAATAGTTTATTATATACTTTATATCCAAATTGGGATTTAAATAAGGATACAAATACTGCAACACAAATGTATTTTACTTGGGTGTATTGGTGGCCATCACAAAACTATCAAAGTAAGGAAGAGCTGGGTAATTTTCTTGAACAAAACAAATCGATTTTAGCTGAGTTACAGAAGAGTGCTGTTGAAGTTTTACAACTTTCTAAAAGTTTTGACCTTATTTAAAACAAAAGATATTTATTAAGAAAAGAATATTATGGATATTAAAACACATTTAGACAATTATCTTGGAAAAAACTCAAGATACACTGAAAAAAACACTGGAAATGGATTCACAGAAGTTTGTGATTTGAATAGTGGTGAGTGTTATACTGTTAGAGAAAGAGACGGTCTAATCGAAAGAGTTGATAACACAATGAAGACTAATAGAAGAGTCCAAGTAGAAACACCTCAAGGGTTTAAACAATTATTAAATGGTTAAAAAATGGCTGTAGATAGAAAAATTATAGAAGAGATTAAAAGACATTATAAGATTAACACATATATCATGGAACAGGATGCTATTGCAGCACCTGAAGTACCAGCACCTGACGCACCGGCACCTGAAGGAGTGGAAGACCCGATGTTAAACACGGAAATCCCAACACCTGAAGTAATTGATGTTTCACAAGATAGTGAAGTTGAAAAAATTGATGACAGTGGTAAAAGCGAAGAAAGTGGTGAAGAAAGTGATTCTGAAGAATTGGACATTACTGATTTAGTAACTTCGCAAAAAAATGTTGAATCAAAACAACAAGAATACTTTGATATGATGTTTAAACAAATTGAAGACATGCAATCAAAGTTGAATAGTATGGACCAAGTTTTTGAGAAATTAAACTCGATGGAACAAAAAATTGAAAAATATAGACCAAGAACCGCTCAAGAAAAATTAGAATTGAGAAGTTTAGATAGTGGTCCATTTAATCAAAAACTTTCAAGTTTCTTTGATGACAAACAAGAAGATATGGAAAAATCAGGTAAAAACGAATATGTTTTAACATCTGATGAAGTAGAACAAATAGTACCATCTGAAATCAAAAAAACATTTGACAACTACGGTGACGAACCAACCCAAACATCTTTTAGAGTGGGTTGATTTTAAAAAAAATTTTACTATACTTTGAGGGTCACGTTGTGACCCTTTTTATTTGGCGAATAATTTGACGAACACTAAAAATTAACCTATACTTAAATAACTAAAAAACAAAATTATGATGAGTTCACTTGACGCAGTACTTTCACAGTACGAAAAAAACACACAATCTTTCGGAGACGCAAACAAAATGTCTCAAGAGGAAAGAATGAAAAAGTATTTCGCTTGTATCCTTCCACAAGGACAATCACAAGGACAACGTAGAGTCCGTATTCTCCCAACACCTGACGGTTCGTCACCATTCAAAGAAGTTTGGTATCACGAATTACAAGTAGGTGGTAAATGGCAAAAGTTTTATGACCCAGGCAAGAACGACAACGAACGTTCACCTTTGAATGAGGTTTATGAAGAACTTATGTCAACGGGAAAAGAATCCGACAAAGAATTAGCTAAACAATACAAATCACGTAAATTTTACATCGTGAAGGTTATTGACCGTGATGCTGAGGAAGAAGGAGTAAAATTCTGGCGTTTTAAACACAATTACAAAAATGATGGTATCTTGGATAAAATCATTCCTATTTGGAGACAGAAAGGTGATGTTACTGACCCTGATAAAGGTAGAGACCTTATTGTACAGTTGGTTAAATCTAAAACACCTGGTGGAAAAGATTACACATC